GGCCATCGCGGCCTCCCTTGTGTGTGCGCCCGTCGCGGGCGGCTGACCCGTCGCGGGTCAGGCTTGAGGTAGGGTCGCTGCATGGAGCAGCCCCCCTCCGATCAGTTGGTCGCCGACCTGGCCTACGTCGAGGCGCTGTACCTTCCGGGCCAACCCCTGACTACGGGTCGGCTGGTCGGGGAGATTGAACGAGCCAAGGCGATCGGGGTTCGCGCTGCCATGGCGAGGGAAGCTGAACGTCAGGCCGTTGCCGCTCGTGAACTCCGACGTCGCACCCTTCGGCGAAACCGAACGCGTCGACACCTTGTCGAGATGGAGGACGCCGACGCCCGGGCCAGCGATAGGCCCTACATCTTCCTGAATCGCACGAAGATCGACGCTGACGCGTACGTGGCGTGGGTCGGCGCCCTTCTCGCCTCAGGCTGTGACCAGCTGGCGGCTGGCTTCGAGGGAACGGCGGAACGCGTTGAGTGCGTCAGTCCCGCTGTACCCCCTCGTTGACTCGTCCCACTGCGCCTTCAGTTCGTGGGAGCGTTCGAGGATCGGATCGTCGTCCCGATAGACCGGTTTCGCTTGACAGTTGCACCCGTCATGGAACGGGTCGCCTTGGGTGCGGCTGAATCGGCGGCGGCCGTCCATGCCGACCATCTCGCCGGTCATCTCGTCCTTGTACACCGCGCCGCGCGAGCACAGCATCAGGCAGAACCCGCACGAGTTCCCCCGCGTGACCCGGACGTAGCCGATCACGGCGTCGTCGTCGGACACCGTCCGGTAGACCGTCTCTCGGCCGCCATCAAGGGCGTGCCGGACTCCCGCTGCGGCCATCTTCGAGGCCGCCACATCGAAGATCTTGGCGGCGGACAACCCGCGTTCGTGGCCGAGCTTCACCGTCGCCGGCCCAGTGACGATCAGCGACTTCACGACCCGTTCCTCGATCCCGACATCCTCGAGTACTGGCGTGAACGCCCTAGCCGTCATCCCCAGCTCGATCGCCCGGAGTGTCGACAGGTAGTTGCCGGCGAGGCGGGCCGACGTGGCCCGCTGCCGCCCGATGATCGGGACAGCAACCGACAGCCAACGGTCGATGGTGGCATCGATCCGGTCCGGGTCGAGGAGCCGGAACGCCGCGAGCAAAGCCCGGACGGTGTCGGTGGCGATGCGGGACTGGGCGGCGCGGTGGGCGTCGGTGAGCCGGATCGGGTCAGGCTGCGGCGGCATCCGGGTCGGCCTGCCCGCCTGCGAGTTCACGCATCAACGCCTCTAGTCCGCCACCCTGGGCAGCGAGCGCCTTGGCTCGCTCGACGTCCTGCTGCGTCCACGACGGGATCTTCTCCCACAGCAACTCGACGGGGACGCCGAGCATGGTGGCCAGCTTCCCGAGCGCGTCCGCGGCCTGGGCGAGAGACCGGATCTCGGTGTCCTTCCAGCGGACCTGCGACTGAAAGTCACGGGCCGCGTCGTTGTCACCGTTGATGTGCGCGGCAAGCCGCAGGGTCTGCTCCCAGGACTCCCCGAACGAATGCTTGCGTTCCTCCACCTTCGCCGACAACGACGCCCTGGCAGCGGCCAACGCCTCAGCGGACAGATTGGCCAACGAGCCGAGGAGTTCGTGCGCCGGAGTCTGGGTGACGGCAGCCAACGCCTTGATGTCCGCCTCGTGGGCGGCGATGAACCCGTCGAGCGGTGTGGCGGCGAGCGTCCCGAACTTGGTGTCGGGGTCCTCGGCCACCAGCAGCTGCTCGACCGACAGCCGCAGCTTGGCCTCCGCCGCGGTCTCTCCCGTGGTGGACGCCGTGTCGGACAACGACATGCCGGACACGGTGCGCACCACCCACGACGCGAACCGTTGCACCAGCAGGCGGTCAAACGTGGTCTGGTCGATCCGTGCCGCCACCGGGATGAACGGGCCGACCTCGCCAGGGGTGCGCCCTTCGAGGTCGAGCATGTTCGCGAACCTGACCACCGGGCAGATCCCCACCTCGTGAGGTACCGACGAGCTCCAGGCCAGATTCCCGCCGGTGCTGGTGGCCGTCAGATCGTGGATGTCGGTATCGGTGTACAGCCGGATCCGCTGACCGTCCCTGACGCTGTCGACGCGCATGGCGTACATCGGCCAGTCGTCGTCGGCGACATCCTCGTAGAACGTCATCATCCGCCGCGGCGACACACCCCGGATCGCCGGCATCGCCTCCTTGGTGAGCGGCGACCGACCCGGCAGCACCGTCACGAACGACTGCCCGTAACCGAGCGCCGCCCGGTGCACCCCGATCTGACGCCGATCAAGCCCGTTGGCCTGCCACAGCGCCCACGCAGCCGAATCATCAGCCGCCGACGGGGACCGGTAGCCCTCCACGTACAGCGCCTGCGCGACCGAAGTCACCACCAGGCCCAACCAGGGAGTCGGGGCATGGTTCGCGAGCCGCTTGTACTCCTCGGTGGCAGTCCTGGGCGTGTACGGCGTCGGATGATCCGCACCAAGCCATGAATCCAGGGAGTCGAGACGTTCACGCTCGGCCACCCACTGCGGGTACAGCTGCTTGGCGACCAGATCCTCCATCTTGTTCACCGGCCACCACCTTTCACCAGACCACCCCGGACCGTCGCTTGGTCCGCTTCGCCAATTCGACGAGCACCAGCCGGCGCACCATCCGGGCGCCGATCATGCACACCGCTGCGTCGATCTTCTTGAGCGACGCCGGGGATTCCTTCCCGACCGTCACCGCGTCCCGGTAGAACTTTCGCCGACAGTTGGCCACATGACGGGCCAGGTCGGGGTGTCCGTCATGGGTGAAATCCCCGCCCCTGATTTCTTCCTCGACCAGCTCCGTCGCCTTGGCGAACTCCCACGAGTGCGAGCGCATGTCCCACGCGATCGGCTCAGGAGGCTTCCCGGCCGGCATCGCCCACACCGCCAACTGGTCCTTCCACCGTTGTGGCCATTCGAGCTTGACGAACGACTCCCACTCGCGGACGTCAGCGAAGAACCCGAGCACATTCCACCGGTTGAATGCCTTGGTCATCGCGGCGTCCACGGCGGCGACATCGACGGCCCACCCGTCGACCCCCTCGACGTTCTCCCACACCCCGATCGTGAACACGTGGCCGTCGCTGATCCGGCACCCGACCGCTGCGGTCGCGTCCCGCGACTTGGAGCCGTCGAAGAACACGCACACGTCCTCGCCGTCGGCGACCGTGATCGACGGGCGGGCCAGCAGCGTCCACCGTTCGGGCTCAACCCACGCATCCAGCGGGGCCGTAGGCCGGTTCAGGTACTTCCGCTGCGAGTCGTCCGGTTTGGCGCTCTTGCGCCAGATCCGCGACATGATGTCCTCAATCCCCACCCACGGACAGAACCGGTACACGTGCTCCAACGCCGCGCGCAACGACCGCGGATCGGCCATGTCCGTGTCCGGCGGGGCAACCCGGGCGTCGTACAAGATCCTCTGCTCTGCCCGCAAGTGGCCGGACTCTTGCGCTACCCAGTCATCCCAGGTCGCCTCGGCGACCGCCCCGATCCCCGGCTTCCATGCGTTCGCGGTCTCCAGCATCCGCCCGCCGGTCTTGGTCAGGTTGTCGAGCACCGTGGACATCAGGTCATTGCCGCTGTTCGTCGGCGTCCAGTGCTCCGTTTCGTCACCGACCGACGCCGTCGTCTGCGCTCCCTCTGCCGCCGTGAACGACGAGGTGATCACTTCCAGCGTGCCTTCGGGCTGCCGGTAGAGCACCGTCTTGCCAACGTCGATCCCGTAGTCCCGGGCGAGTTGGCTGTTCTTCGGACAGAACGCTCGAACGAACCGCATCGTGTTCGACGTCTGCGACTCCGCTGTCGCCACCAACTGCACGAGCGGCATGTCAACCGGACGCCCGACACACCCGCCGAGTACCCGGTCATCGAACCTTGCAAGGCGCACCGGCCCAAGGAACTCCGTCAACGCGTACGCCGCCGCGAACGGTGACTTCCCCGAGCCTTTTGCCAGGCGCCGGACCAGGATGTTGAACAACCAGCGGGCGTCGTCATCGACCGCGTACGCCCACAACAGGAAATTGACCTGATCGGCCGTGTACTTCAATCGACGGCCAGCGGTCGGGCCGTTCGGCTGAATCAGGTTGCGCTCGCCCCAACGCACCGCCTCGTAACCGAGCGTGCGGACTGCCCCGTGAGGAAACGGAGGCAGAGTGACCAGCCGGTCAGCCGGTGCCGTCGGTTCGGGCACGCCACGCGTCAAGGCTGCTGACCGTGCCCCCTTCATCGCTCGGCTCATCAGCGGCCCCCGGCTTCTTGCCCAGTTCGAGCGCCGCACGACGCCGATCGCCCTCGGTGGCCAGCAGCGACGTCATCCCCCGCAACCACGCCGCCAGCGACGCACCCTTCGGAGGGAACGACACCATCGTCACGTTGCCGTCCTTGTCGACCACCGGCTGGGGGCTGAACTCCCGGCTCATCGACTCGGCCAACACGTACGCGGTCGCCCAGTCGGACTGCTCGTAGAACGCCCCCTGACCAGACCCGGCGAGCGATTCGTACCACTGCCGCGCCATGGGATGCCACGACGAGTCAGCCGCCGGCATCACCGCCTGCTTGCCCTTCGCCGCCTTCGTCGGCGCGCCGCCGGCCGGGGTGTTGCGCCGACGTCGCTGGTCACTTCGCTTCGGTGGAGGCCCACCAGCACCCTTCACGCCAGGCATTGCACCTCCAAGGGGGCTAAACATGAAGACCCGTACGGACTGGCAGCCGCT